ACATTCGCTGAATGGACAATCACTGTCATCAACGATGAGGATTTCACTATCAGAACAGCTTTCGAGAAATGGGCTGATAAGTTGTCCAACTTGCATGATGCAACTGGCGTTACTAACCCAACTTCGTACATGACCAATGCTTTCGTTAAGCAACTTGGTCGTGGTAAGAAAGCTTTCTCAGAAAAGAATGCTGGCAATGTAACTTCAGTTCTGAGAACCTATAAGTTCTATGACATTTGGCCTTCTGAGATCTCAGCTATCGAACTTAGTTATGATAACGCTGATACTGTTGAAGAATTCTCTGTAACTTTCCAAGTTCAGTACTTCACTGTTGGTGAGACGGATGACTCAGCTGATGGTCAATATGATGAGACAGTTGATACAGAGACCGCAGCTACTCTTGAAGACTGATATAATCAAGATATAAATACTAGGAGTCCACTCCTAGTATTTACTTGAAATGGCGAGATTATTTGGTTTCTCAATTGAAAATGGCGAAAAGACCCCAGCTGGATTGGTGTCTCCAGTACCACCGTCTAACAACGATGGTTCGGAACACTATGTCTCGTCGGGGTTTTATGGTTCGTATGTAGATATTGAAGGAGTATATAAAAACGAGAACGACCTCATTCGTAGATATCGTTCAATGGCACTCTACCCTGAGTGTGACGGTGCGATCGAAGATATTGTAAACGAAGCTATTGTTTCTGATACTAATGATAGCCCCATATCTATTGATCTTCAAAATCTCAATGCCAGTGATGGTATTAAAAAAATTGTAAGAGAAGAGTTTAAATATATTCTTGAACTTCTTGATTTTGACAAGAAGGCTCATGAAATTTTCCGAAATTGGTATATTGATGGGAGACTTTATTATAATAAAGTTATTGATCAAAAGAAACCAGAAAATGGTATTCAAGAACTAAGATATATCGATTCGTCTAAGATGCGATATGTTCGTCAAATAAAGAAATCCCCAAAGGATGCACTCAGTAATCTTGAAAGAGTCGCTGGCGGAGGTAGAGATAATCCACAAAATTATAATTTTCCAGAGTTAGAAGAGTATTTTATCTATACTCCTGGTAATTCACAATCGGGTGCTATTGCAAATTCCTTTACTGGTGGTAGTAGTAAAGGAATCAAAATGACTCGCGATTCTGTCACCTATTGTACTTCTGGTCTAGTAGATAGAAATAAGGGAACAACACTTTCTTGGTTACACAAATCAATTAAACCTCTCAATCAATTGATGATGATTGAGGATGCTTTAGTCATCTATAGACTTTCAAGAGCACCAGAACGTAGAATCTTTTACATTGACGTTGGTAATCTTCCTAAAGTTAAGGCAGAACAATATCTTCGTGATGTTATGATGCGTTACAGAAATAAATTAGTCTATGATGCAAATACAGGTGAGATTCGTGATGATAAAAAACACATGTCCATGATGGAAGACTTCTGGCTTCCTAGACGTGAAGGTGGTAGAGGAACTGAAATTTCTACACTTCCTGGTGGTCAGAACCTTGGTGAAATTACTGATATTAACTACTTTCAGAAAAAACTTTATCGTGCATTGAATGTTCCTGAAACTAGACTTCAAGGAGACAGTGGTTTTTCGTTAGGTCGTTCTTCTGAAATCTTAAGAGATGAAATCAAGTTTTCCAAGTTTGTTGGAAGAATGAGAAAAAGATTCTCTTCTATGTTTAATGATATGTTGAAGACTCAACTTCTTCTTAAAAACGTAGTCACTCCTCAAGATTGGGAGTACATGTCTGACCACATTCAGTATGACTTCCTATATGATAATCACTTCGCTGAACTGAAAGACTCTGAACTTCTTGAGAGTAGAATTAACCAAGCAACTCTGGTTGAACCATTCATTGGTAAGTATTATTCACAAGATTATGTCAGAAGAAATGTTCTCAGACAGACTGATGCTGAAATCAAGGAACAGGATCAACTGATTAAAGAGGAAATCAAGGATGGTAAGATTCCTGATCCTGCCGAAGTTCAGGATATGGAGATGGGTCAAATGGGTGGAGCTCCAAATGCAATTCAATCTCCCCCAGTTCCCATAGATCCAGAACTTGACGAAACTTCGGAGGGTGGTGATATCTAAATAACTAAAACATTATTAGTATTATGGAAGAATTAATGGATCTGTTAGTGAAGGACGAGTCTCCTTCTCAGGTCAGTGACGCTATCAAAGATATGTTGTTTGCAAAAACAGCATCGAAGATTGAAGATATCAGACCACAAGTAGCAACATCTATTTTTGATAACGATGTTGATCTCGACGAACCACAAGGTGAGGCAGAGTTTGACACCAGTGTCGATCTCGATGTTGAGTAAATATAAATAAAATCATACACTAGGGATTAACAATGGCTAGGACATTAATTATTGGTAATGAGATTGTGGTCCCCACTACGTTTGGGGCTGCTAGTTCATTAGCACAAGCTACAGTATTGAGAGTAGTTAATGTTTCTGGTTCCTCAGCTACTATTGGAGTCTCAACAATGGTAGGTGCAGCTACAACAAGTTTCATCACCATTCCCACAGGGACAGTTGAATTTATTGAGAAAAAACCAAATGATGTTGTATATGGAACTGGCACATCCAGAGCCGCTAAAGTAGGTTACACAGGTTAAATCAATGAAACTCATTAGAGAAGAAATCGAAACAGTTGATTTTATCGTTGAAGAACGCAACGGTAAGAAGAATATGTTCATTGAGGGTATTTTCCTCCAAGGAAACCTTAAGAACAGAAATGGTCGTATGTACCCAATGGAAACTCTGAGAAGAGAAGTCCAGAGATACACAGAAAACCACGTAAATTCTGGGAGGGCTCTTGGAGAACTCGGACATCCAGATGGCCCGACTGTCAATTTGGACCGCGTCAGTCACAAAATTGTTTCACTCAAAGAGAATGGAACAAACTTCATCGGTAAGGCTAAGATCCTTTCTACTCCAATGGGTAAGATTGCGGAGTCCCTCATTAGTGAAGGCGTTAAGTTGGGTGTTTCTAGTAGAGGAATTGGTTCACTCAAACAGACGAGAGAAGGCGTAAATGTTGTTGGTGATGACTTTATGTTGTCAACTGCAGCTGACATCGTAGCTGACCCTTCAGCACCAGATGCTTTTGTTGAAGGCATCATGGAAGGTAAAGATTGGATTTGGGAAGGTGGTATCCTTCGTGAATCATTAGCTAAAAAAACCTACAAACAAATCAACACTCTGGTAACTCAGGGTGAACTTGATGAGAAAAAACTCGATGTATTCAATAATTTCTTGAATAACCTGTGAGTGCTTAAAAATACTAATTTATAAATAAATATAGATTAAAATAGGTTAATCGGAGTAGTTCAACAATGTCTCGTGGAGATTTACAAGAAATGGAGCAATCTAAAACTGCTGTGAACGCGAACGCTAAGCCTGCTGAGTCAATGCCTAAATTGACTGATCCAGGCACACAGCTCGGTAGTGTAGAAGATCTCGGTGGTCCAACCCCCGAAAACTACAAACCTGATGATGATTCGGCAAAGCTCAGAGAGCCCAAGATCGCAACCGTCAAGGATGTAGTTAACAGAGGTGCTAAAGCCGCAGATTCAATGAAGAAAATGGCTAAAGAAGAAGCTGAAACCACTGAAGAAGAGGTTGTAGCTGAATCTGAGACTACCGAAGAGGAAGTCGTTTCTGAAGAAGAAACCACTCAAGAAGAGTATAACGTCGAAGAAGACGTTAACGCTCTCCTCGGTGGTGAAGAACTCTCCGAAGAATTTAGAGAAAAGGCTAAGGTCATCTTTGAAGCCGCCCTTAACTCTAAAGCAAAAGAAATTCAGGAAGCTCTTGAAGTACAATACTCTGAGAGACTTGCTGAAGAAAAAGAAGGTCTGAAAGACGTTCTTACTGAAAGAGTCGATGCCTATCTTGAGTATGTCTGCGAAGAGTGGATGACCGAGAATGAATTGGCTGTCGATCACGGTCTGAAGACCGAAATGACTGAATCATTCCTTTCTGGAATGAAGGGTCTTTTTGAAGAACATTATGTAACAATCCCTGAAGAAAAATATGATGTGCTAGAAAGCATGGTAGAAAAACTTGATGAAATGGAGACCAAGCTCAATGAGCAAATTGACAAGAACATCGATTTAAACAAGCGTTTGGCTGAGTCCACCGCTGATTCGATTCTTGATCAAATTTCTGAAGGCTTAGCGGCCACTCAGAAAGAGAAGCTCGCCTCACTTGCCGAAAGTGTTGAGTTTGAAAGTGAAACCGAATATCGTGAAAAGTTGGAAACCTTGAGGGAGTCATATTTCTCCACTAAGGGACCATCTCCAAAAGTAGCCCAACAACAGACATTGTCTGAGGGTGTAGATACAACAGAAGCTCCTGTTACAGGAACTATGGACGCATATCTGCGTTCCCTGGGCGCTTTTAAAAAGTGAATTTAACATTAATTCAAACAATTAACTTATAGGTAAAAAAGCAATGTTTCAATCCGAAAGATTGCAGGAAAAGTGGGCACCACTTCTCGACTATGATGGTCTTGATTCAATCAAAGATTCTCACCGTCGTGCTGTAACCGCAGTCCTGTTAGAAAACCAAGAAAAATTCCTCAAAGAGGAAGCAGCATTCTCCTCGGGCCAGTCCCTGATGGAGACCCCATCAATTAACACCAACAGCAGCACCTCTGCTGCCGGT